TGTCCGTGCCTGATTCCCCAGTTTTCGCCTTGGGCGGTCTCTTTGTTTGCGGGACGTGCTAATGTGAGTTCACGGGACATGAAAGAGTGGGGATTATTTATGTTGGACAGGTTTGAGTTAGAGCGTTGGGTTAAAGACATTGATGACCGATTGCGTCGTCTAGAAGACTCGCCTGATCGTTCTGAGAACCGCTGTTTTGAGCCTTTTATGTCTAATGGTGTGTTCACTCCATGCAACAACACCCTTGGCTGGCACAACCGTCCTGATGTTTACCACCCATTTAACGAGTCTTTGAGTGATGCTGTTTCTGCGTGGGGCGAACTTATGGGGCAGGAAAAGCCCACTGATGCCGTAGAATAACCCCGTTATGTCTACTCAGATACCAATATGTGTTGCTTGTGAGAAAAAGCGGTACGACTTGTACCAGATAGATGCTTTGCAAGACGAGTGGTTGTGTGAGGACTGTTTGGATGCGACTGTGTTGACTCACATGATGTTGACTGATGGAGAGCAAGAGTGACGGACACTGGTTTTTATATTGATATTTGGGCAAATCAAGTTCCAGCAGCGATGAACCCAATTACGACATTGCCGTTTGACAGGGCATCTCTTCCACAAAAAGGCGATGATCTTTACTTCCCTGATGCGCGACCGGACGGTGTACCAGAAATGGCTACTGTTGTGGAGTATTCGTGGTCTTGGAGTGAAACATACGAAGATGAAGTCAAGGAACCAGCATTCCCCGTAACTCTGTGGGTTGAGTGGGACGAATCAGATGACTGACTTCTCTGTTTCCTCTGTAGGCACGTTTCAAATGCCACGGTCTACGAGATTTCCGCAGTGTTCCGAGCAGCCGTGTATTTACCATGTTTACAAGAACGGACTCTGCAAGAAACATGACACACATCAAGTAGAATCTGAGAATGGCGACTGAGACACCGACTTATACAGTACGTGACCTAGAGCGAGAGATCGTTTCTAGGTCTTTTGTTCATTTTCTGGAACACGTAAAACTGCTCGACCCGCCTACTGCCACATCTCAGGGCGGAATTATCCAACTGAAACTGTGGAAGCACATCAAAGAAGCCGCTGTTTTACTGGCTGGCTCCGATACTGAAGACCCGAAGAGACTGATTTCCGTACTCAAAAGCCGCCAGATTGGGTGGTCGTGGATTCTGGCTGCGTATGCCACGTGGAAAGCCCAGTACCACGAAGGCGCAAACGTACTTATCTTCTCGCAAGGACAACTTGAATCCAGCGTGTTCCTTGGCAAGTGCAAGACCATCATGGAAAACTTGCCTCCGCACTTGCAAACTGGCACTGGTCGGTCGAACGACACCACAGTTACGTTCCCGTCCATGAAATCCAAGATTACCGCACTGCCTTCTACGGAAAATGCCGGTCGTGGTGAGACTGCAACGCTTGTAATTCAAGACGAAGCGGACTTTCACGAGAACCTGGAACTGAACTACGCAGCCATCAAGCCAACAATTGACCGTGGCGCACAACTGATTCAGGTCTCAACGATCAACAAAAAGACCGCTGGCTCTCTATTTAAAGAGATTTACCGTAATTCCGAGACAAACGGCTTTCACAAAGTGTTCCACGGCTGGCGCAGTGTCCCAGACAGAGACGACGAGTGGCACGCACGGGTGAAGAAAGAGGCTCCAACCTCTGAGGGCATGACTCCTGAACTGTATATGGAGCAGGAACACCCAGAGACTGAAGAAGAAGCATTACGTCCAACACGGGCAATGGCTGCATTCGACACAGATGCACTGGAATCTATGCAGAATGACGCTAAAGACCCTGTTGAAACGAGAAATGGGGTGGTCAATATCTACCAGAAGCCTGCTGTCGGGAAGCGGTATGCGGCTGGAACGGACACTTCCCACGGAACAGGAAACGACTATGCAACTACCGCTATCATTGATGTTGAAACTGGTTACGTGGTTGCCGATGTTGATTCTCAAACGCTTGCTCCAGAACATCTTGCCCAGGAATCCGTTCGGCTCCTTGAAGACTACGGCAATCCGATCTGGGCTATCGAAGATAACGACTGGGGTCAACTCACAATCGACAAAGCGAGAGACCTCAAATACCCAAGACTCTACGAAAGGCGTAATCCCAACGGTCAACCTTCAGGAAGGGTTGGTTGGCATACGGATTCCCGCTCTCGCCCGCTTCTCTGGGGTGAGCTTATCGAAGCTGTTCGAGAAAGATTGATTACAATTCCCTCTAAGAACGGGCTTTCACAGTTCTCAACCGTCATCAGAAACCCTGATAAGGACGGTCGCATCGAAGCAATGGTCGGCACACATGATGACTACCCTATGGCAGTTGGGTTAGCATGGCAGATGCGGAAAGAGGCATATCATCAAGATTCCAAGATCAAAGTTATCTCTCGGAAAGAAAGACTTCGCAGACTAGGCAAACTCTAAATGGCAGCATCAAAGCGAGATGAAGCGAAAATCCAGCAAATTCTTGAGCGGGTAGACCGCAAAGAACAAGTATTCCTCAAACGTACTGAAATCATGGACGATGAGTACGCATGGGGCTGGCGAAACGAACGCTTCAAGCCAAGTGCCGTAGAAGGAATTCGCCAAGAAGATGCTGTCACAACGAACTATCCGAAGATTCTCGCACGAAAAGTCTCCAATCTCGTAGGTTTTGCCGACCGAATTATTCGCGTTGAAGACGATGCCGACAACGAGAACTTCAGAGACCAGAACAACGCAACTGAACGCCTTGCAATCGGAATGCTGGCAAACGCAGATGAACGCCTAGAGAACTCAGGCATGGCATCCACCGTTCAGGGCATGAATGCGTGGTTTGGAACTGTCCGTGGCGCGTGGATTGCTACTCGTGCCGTGCTTATCAAGGACGAAGACGGCAACACCATCGAAGATATTGTCCCGATTGACCCTCGAAACATCGTGTTTGAGAAGGGGCGAGGCGAACCGCTGTGGGCAGCTATTGTTACACAGCGTTCCAAGCAAGACATCCGTGACGAATATCCTAAATTTAAGTTTGATTCCGAAGACCCAGTACGAAACACCGACGACGATAACGATGAAAACGTGCGCGTCGTGGACTACTACTGGAAAGGAACGCAAAAAGACGGCTCAAAACTCAATGGCAAGTACCTGAACGCTGTCATCATTGACAACCAGTTTGCAAAACCAGCAACTGACACTCACGCAGAAAAGTTCCCAGTTGTCATTCGGTTGATCGGGAACAATCCGGGAGTGATGAACTACACGCTCAATGACGACATCCAAGGTGTTCGTGATATTCCCGGCATCGAAGACGTTGGTGACAGCGTGTTTGCCGCTCTCAAGCACACCAAGCCGCAAGTAGACCGCCTTGCCTCGTACCGTATGGCACTCACAGCCAAGCAGGTTCAGGGAACGATGAAGGTCTTCTCTCGTGACGGAACGAAAGAGTTTGACCAAGACCCGTTCGAGTCCGGTGGCGAGTTGAATCTGTCAACTGATAACAACGAGAACGTAGAACTACTCCCAGTTGCACAACTAACGGCAGACACCGCTGCACTGGAAGCTGAACTTAGACTCGATGAATCCAACGCCGGTCTCTCAGAAGCAGGACTCGGAAGACTTGGAGTGCCTGTATCCGGTGCTGCACTGGACATCATTACGCAGTCAGACGCAGAAGTTGCCGCTCCGTACATCAAGGCAGTCGAATCACTGCTACTTGGTGTTCTGGAAAACCTGATTTCTCAGTACGAAACAGGCAAGTACAAGACGATTCAAGTACGTGGTAAAACTCACACAGATATTCCATTCAATCGACCTATTTCCCCAGATGACATCAAGGGGCATAACCGCATCTCAGTTCAACTGGTTCAGGTTCAGCCACACGATGACGTTGCACTCTGGCAGGCAGCACAACTTGCGTCCACCCCAGATGCTCAAGGCATGGCACTTGTTTCCAAGCAATACGCCGCAACAAAGATTGCTCGTGTTCAGGACTACGACCAAGAGAAAACCCGCATGTTTGCAGCGCAGGCACGAATGTCCAGCCCTGCTGCAATGTGGCTGACTCAACTGGAAGCAGCGCACAGAACCGGCAACGAAGAAGTCGTGGCGTTTGTAGAATCAGAACTGCAACGTGCGCTGGAGCAGCAGTACATGGAAGACGAAGCGCGAAGATTTGCGTTTATGCAGGCGATGGGACAAAACCCGTTGCAGGCAGCAGCAGACGGTATGGGTGGTGCGCCTAACGGAGCGTCACCTAACGGTGTCTCTTCTCAAGTAGACCCGACATCTGCTACAGTAGGGTTAGATTCAGCGGTGTTTCCGCAAGCAGGAAGACCTGGCGTGAGCCGTGAGCCGTCACGAGATGCAGGCTTCAACACGATAGCACCAAGGAATACAGCAGAAGCAGCAGGCTTAGAGCCAAACGTATAGAGATTTACTAATGTTTGTTATCCAAATTATCGACGCAGATGGTGAGATTCGTTACGTTCAGGTAAGGGCTGCAAGTGCCGGTGAAGCACGCAACCTAGCTGCTGCTCAAGCAGGACTGTCGCCATCAGAGCGGATTGGCACTGTTGCATCTCCCCTGTTTTTTGAAAGTCAAAACGTAGCTCTTCCACAAAACATTCAGGAGATTACTGGCGCAGCACAACCGCCAGCCAGCCAACCTCCTCGACCGCCAGTTATCGACCCTGACATAACTCCACTTCAGGGCAACGTACAAGCCCCGATCGCTACTGAAGAGCAGTCGCTATTTGCAAACTTCTTGCGCGGGCTACAAGATCGTGGCGCAGGACTGTCCGGTATTGCTGGGCAGGCACGAGTAA